GTCGTGCTGCGGAGGCGCGTGCGGCTGAACTCGAGGCCGAAGTCCAACGCCTGCGCGCTGCTCAAACTGCCGCGCCGACTGATGGAGCGACGCCGACCGCGCCAGCCAATCAGCAATCGGTCGAGCAACTTGCCAAAGCCTACGCCGAACGCATGGTGAACGAGCAGCGCGCCCAGGAAACGTTGAATCAGGGCATTGCACGCATCAATGAAGCCGGCGCGAAGGAATACGGGGACGAGTTCGAGAAGTCCGTCCAGAACCTGCAAATGGCTGGCGTGGGCGGCCCGGATTTCTTGCGCGTGCTCACCAATATCCCGAAGGCTGAGGCCGTAGTGACGTGGCTCGGGAAGGCGGAAAACCTCAATGACGCAATGCGCTTTGCCTCGATGGACCCGATCCAGATGGGCATTGAGCTCACGAAGCTATCGAGCAAGGCGTCAAAGGATTTGGGCAAGCAGATCAGCAAAGCACCGCCTCCGACGACGACCATTGATGGCCGCTCGACGGGGGATGATGCCGTTGAACCGGACCCGAAGGACACGAAGGCGTGGATGGCTTGGCGGGCTAAGAACAAGAAGACGCGCCGATAGTTGACAGCGCGCAATAAAACTAACTAGTGTTCGCGCATCCGAGGCAAATTGCGCTCGGAGTATTTGGCTAAGACGAGCCGAAATCGTCGAACAGCCCGTTAAGTAGGTCTCCGCAGGGCAGAGACAGGTTCATCCCTTTCTTTGCCTTTAGGAGCCCTCCCATGTCCAATAGTCTTTTGACTATTAACATGATCACGAACGAGGCTGTTCGGCTTTTCTCGCAGTCGAACGCCTTCCTTCGCTCGGTCAACCGTCAATACGACGACCAATTCGCCCGCAGTGGAGCCAAAATCGGCAATACGCTGCGCATCCGCCTGCCGAACGACTACACGGTCTCGACTGGCCCGTCGATTACGCCGCAGGGCACCACCGAACAGAATACGACGCTGACGGTAGCCACGCAGGCCAACGTGCCGGTCGCGTTCACGACGCAAGATCGCACGATGAGCTTGGACGATTACAGCGAGCGCATTCTTGCTCCTGCGGTCAACCGTCTGGCTGCATATGTCGCGAATGACCTGATGAACGTGGCGGCCTCGAGCTGCAACATCGTTTCGAAGTCGAATGCGACGGTTTCCCCCGATGCGTCGACGTGGCTGCAAGCCGGTGCGGTGCTGGATCAAAACCTTGCCCCGCGCATGGATCGCAAGATCATTCTCGATCCGCTGACGCAGGCGCGTACGGTTGGCTCGCTGGCTGGCTTATTCAATCCGCAGCGCAAGATCGGGGATCAGTATGAATCCGGCGTCCTGACGACCGATACCCTCGGCTTCGACTGGATGAGCGACCAGACGACCCAGTTGCATACGGTTGGTACGTTCTCGGCTGGTGGCACGGTCAACGGTGCGAACCAGACGGGTTCGACGATCACGGTCAACGCGATCACCGGCACGTTGAACAAGGGCGACATCATCACCTTCGCTGGCGTGCATGCGATCAACCGTCTAACTGGGCAGTCGTACGGCCAGTTGATGCAGTTCGTGGTCACGGCCAACGTGACGAACGGTGCCACGTCGATTCCGATCTACCCGGCCCTTACCCCGGCTCCGGCTGCGTTCAATACGGTCGATGCTTCGCCGGCCAACGGTGCAGCGATGTCGCTAGTGATCCCGGCGAGCACGCAGTATCGCCAAAACCTCGCGTACTACCCCGAAGCGTTCACGCTCGCCACGGCGGACCTCGAAATGCCGACGAGCGGTGTCGTGGAAGCTGCGCGCGCGGAGTTCGACGGTATCTCGCTGCGCATGATCACGGGCTACAACATCACGACCGACCAACTGATTACCCGTATGGATATCTTGTACGGTTATGCAGCAATCCGTCCGGAATGGGCGGTGGTAGTCGCCGATGTTGTCTAGGTCTGATTAAGTCGTAACCGAGTCTCCTCCAGCGGTGGTTACCCCCTCGTGAACATTCCGAGGGGGATTTTTTAGGGGCTGTGAATGTATTTGAAGACGTTCAATCCGCTTGGATCGGCCCCCGCAAGTGGCGCGCCGACGGCGCAACAAAACGTTGCCGTGACCACTGGCGTTCAGCAAGTCAATCTCCCTTCTCCGGCGGTATTCGACAACCAGACCGTGCGCCTTGTGGTGGACGGTTCCGCCAATATCGCTTGGTGCTGCGGGAATAACTCAAGTCTCACGATGAACAATGGCGTGCATATGCTCGCCAATACCGTTGAAACGTTCTCTGTGCCGGTCGGAACGACGCAACTGAGCGTGATTGGCGCGGCAGCAGGTTCGACGTTCCGTGTCTTCGTGGGAGACGGGCAATGACATTGCGCGCGGTTGGTGCGGGGGTCATCCCTGGGACGATTGGTTCGTATAACGGCATCCCAACGGTCGGCAATGGCGTTGCTGCGGAGTATGCAAAGGTAGATCTGGTCAACCAGAACGCCAACATTGCATCGACGACGCTATATGCGGTCCCGGCCAACGGAGCCGGCATGTACCGGGTTTCCTGCTATGCCGTAGAAACCACGCCGGACGGCGCATCCTCAACGCTCCCGAATATTGGTATCGGCTGGACGGATAGCGATTCCGGCGTCGCGCTGCTCGCGGGCACTGTGACACCTACGAATACGGCGAACGCAGCAGGTGCATTCGGCCAGGGCATTCAGACCATATACGCGAAGGCCAGCACGAACATCACGTACCAAACGAGCAACTACGCATCGGGGAGTGCTGGTGTCATGAAGTACGCAGTGCACATCAAGTTGGAGTACTTGGGATGAACAGGCTGATTGCCGGCGAGATTGTCGACATCACGCGAGTCGAAACGCCCTACATCTACCAGGAATATCCGAAGTGGGTCACGCTCGCAGACGGCTCCAAGCTCATCGTGCACAACGCCGAGGAAGAGCGTGCGGCGATCGGCGAAGAAACGACAGTCGAGGCTGGCTATAGCAATTTGCGCGATGCGCTGATGGCTGAGGCGAAAGCGCTAGGCCTGACTCCGCATCATCGCTGCGGCGAAGACAAGCTGCGCGACATGATCGATCAGGCTAAGGGGCAATAAATGGCTAATCCCGTCTTCAACCCGAATGCTTCGTTCCAGACGATCGTCGCATCCACGGGGACGTTCTTCTTGCAGGCGGGAAGCTATTTCGACCGGAACCTGGCGTATTACGGCGCAACGCTTCCGTCTACTGCCGCTGCGGCTACCCCTGGTCCGCTTAAGAAAACACTGTTCGGTGCCCGGACTTTCGGCATGGCATTGCCGCAACTGAGCGGCAGTTCGTTCGCCGGCTACACGTGGCAGGCTGCCATGTCGATTCCTGGCGCATTCAATGCGGTTCGGTTGATTTTCTGCAACACGACCACGAACGCGCTGACGATTGACGGCTGCTCGGTAGGTAGCTCGCAGTCGGCATCGTCGCTCAATAACGTTTCAGGTGCGGGGCTGAGTGGCCTATCCACGCCCTGGCAGGCCGGCACGTTTGGTGGCTCGGCATCCGGTACATTGCCGGCCAACACGTTTTCGAACCCGAACGTCAACCCGAATTTTTACCGCTCGGACTGGATCCCGGTGGAGTCGGCGGTGCGCACGGACGGCGGCAGCTACGGGATTTTGCTGGCGCGCGCCTACATCGTGGATAGCGGTGCGGTGACGATCCCCGCATCTGGCACGGGTACGAGTCCGAACTTCTCGGAGGGCGGCCAAGGGTTCTTGTATAAGACGGCATTCCAGTCTGGCAACTTCCTGACCTCGACCTTTACGGGGGCGACCGATCCGGGTTGCTCGCCGATTGTCGGCGCGGAGTTCGCAGCGAGCGGTGCAGGCGTGCGTATCGCCCACTTCGGCGATTCGATTGATCGCGGATATGTGGCGACGGTGGACGGCAATGGCTGGGGGCAGCGCATGGCTGTGTCGCTGAATGCGTCAATGCCATTCCCAGTCTGGTACGAATCGTATGGATGGGATGCGCAAAGCCCCGTTCAGTACTACACGCGCTGGTCGAACTATCTCGCGTCGGCCATCTCGAATTCGTCGCTGCCGCAGATCGCGATCTTCAAAGGCTGGAGCACGAACGGCGGCACGCCAAGCGCGCAGACCACAGCGACCGACAAATACTATTTGACGAGATTTATCGCTGACTGCCATGCGAACGGGATTTTCCCCGTCATCTGCACTGGCCAGCCGCGGAATAGCCTGACATCCGCTCAGGATTTGACGCGCCAGAACATCAATGCCTTCATCCGATCATTGGCGAGCAACACCGTCGGCGTGATCGATGTCGACGCTGCGGTAAGCGATAACGGCAACCCGGCGAATTACATCATAGGGCTTGCTAATGCTGATGGTATCCACCCGAGCGATGTAGGGTATGCAAATATCGCGGCCCGAGCGGTAAGCGATATCACCCCACTGATGAACCGGTTTATCTGATGGTGAGCATATGCGAGCGCTGTGCTGGCTTTCGTTGGCTAAAGGGCGAACTGTGGTGCCCACATTGCAAGACGTGGACAAAGGCTAGGTAATGACACTTCCGCTCCCGAAAACGCCGTTGGACATCATCACCCTAGCGCTGAAGACGGCGAACGTCGTCGGCGTAGGGCAGACGCCATCGGCTGAGGATACGAACGACGCCTTCAATCTGCTGAACATGTTGCTGGCGCAGCTTCAGCGGCGCCGATACTTCGTCTACCAATTGGTGACGACATCAAAGCAAGCGACGGGCGCGCAGTCCTATACCGTGGGCTTGGGTGGGGATTTCAACGTCGCGCGGCCGGCGAAGATTGAATCGGCCTATTTCCGCTTGCTCACGACTGGGCCTCAGCCGGTCGATTACCCTCTCGAGATCCTCCGCGCGCAAGAGGATTACAACAAGATCAGCCTCAAGAATCTGAATGCCTTCCCGCGATACGCCTTCTACGACATGGCCTACCCGCTCGGCAATCTGTTCGTCTGGCCGATTCCGAACAATCAGTACACGATCTTCATCTCGACCATGCTGCAATTGCAGCAGTTCCAGACGGTCAACGACACGATTTCGTTGCCTCCAGAGTACGAAGCGGCGCTGATGTGGAACCTCGTGCCGGAGCTCTACTCGTTCTATGGCCTTCCCCCGAATGAGCAGGTGATCAAGAAGGCCGAGGCGAGCCTGCGCATCATCGAGGAATCGAACGCCCAAATCCCGCAGTTGGCGATGCCGCCGGCGCTCAAGAGTCCATCCGTTGGCTGGTACAACGTCTACGGGGACTATATGGTGGGGACGACGCCTTGAAGGTGCCGCTCGTCACTGGCGCGTATCAGGCGAAGTCGCTTGTTGCCGAGGCCCAGCGCGCGATTAACCTCTATGGCGAGCGGAATCCATCCGATTCGCCGTTCCCCTTTACATGGTATCCGACGCCGGGATTAACCCTGCTCGCAACAGCCACGCCGACGACCGGTAACGGCTGGCGCGGGCTGTACTTCGCCTCTAACGGCACGCTGTACGGCGTCTGCGGCTCGTCGGTCTATGCCATTTCGAGCACTTGGGCGCTGACGAAGCTCGGTGACATCTCGTCATCGTCGGGACAAGTCTCGATGGTGGACAACGCGAACTATCTGCTGATCGTCGATGGGTCTACCAGCGGTTGGACGATCAAGCTCAGTAACAACGCATTCGCTGCTCTGGTCACGACTGGCTTCACTGGCGGGACGATGGCGCGGTTCGCGGACGGTTTCCTGATCCTGAATATCCCGAACACGCAGCAGTGGTACATCTCGCAGGGCAATCAGATCACGTTCGACGCGACGCTGTTTGCATCCAAGTCAGGGTTTTCCGACAAGCTCGTCGGCCTTGACGTAACGAAGCGCTATGTCTACCTGTTCGGCGCTGAGACGAGCGAAGTCTGGTTCGATGCTGGCGATACGCCGTTCCCGTATGACCGGCTGCCAGGCGTGTTCATGCAGTACGGCTGCACGTCGGCTGCCTCGATTGCGCAGATGGACGGCTCGATTTACTGGCTGGCCCAGTCTCCGCAGGGCAATGCGATCATCTGCCGTACGGAGCAATTCAACGCGCAGCAGATTTCCACGTTTGCGCTTGATGACGCGATGTCGGGCTATACCGACCTGAATCAGGCCATCGGCTTCACATACCAGTTGCAGGGGCACTTCTTCTACGTTCTGACGTTCCCGATCAGCGACGTGACCTGGCAGTACGACCTCAGCACTCAGCAGTGGAATCAACTGGCGTGGATCGATTCAAACGGCGCCATGCACCGCCATCGGGCCAATTGTTACGCCTCGGCCTATGGTTCCCCGGTGGTCGGAGATTGGCAGACGGGCCAACTCTATCTGTGGGACGTGAACAACTACACGGACAACGGCAACCCGATCGTCAGGATTCGGTCCTTCCCGCATGGCGTCGATGACGCCTCGAACCGTATCCACTACATGGAGTTCATCGCCAACATGGAAGTCGGCAACGGCATTGGGACGAATGTCGAGGTGCCAATCTTCCTGCGATGGAGCGATACGCGCGGCGTGAGTTGGGGCAATCCGGTTCAACGATCTCTTGGGGCTGAGGGCGAATATCTGACTTCGGTGCAATGGCGCCGGCTCGGGATGGCGCGAGATAGGGTGTTTGAACTGTCCTGGTCTGCTCCGGTGAAAACGGCTCTATTGGGCGCCTGGGTCGAGGCCCAAGCGAACAATCAATGAGCAACCTGCAAACTGATATCCCGCTCGTCAATGTTCCGTTTATTGGGGCGAATGGGCAGATTGCCGAGCCTTGGTTCATCTTCCTAGTGCAACTGTGGCGACGGACTGGTGGGTCAGCTCCGCCTAGTGGGAATTTGACCTTGGCGGATGTAATTGGCCTGGATCAGACCTTTACGCCACTGTCGACGCAAAAGGATGACTTTGGCGCGCCTGACGTAGTAGTGTCTCGGCCAGCGGATTTGCCAAGCGTCATGGATATGGTGTTTGCGCCTGCCGAGCCGGCGCTGCCTGACATGGCCGATCAGACGTTCTCAAGCGGAACGGATTTCACACCGGGGACCACTACGACTCTGACCTTGGCGACGACGTTTCAGAACGGTACGCGGCTTTGGATCTTCTTCGATGGCGTATTCCAAGGGGATGATCAATATTCGCTAAGTGGCGTCACGCTGACCTTTACGAGCGCGATTCCGGTTGGAACGAATAAGGTCTATGTGAAGGGATTGAAATGAAACGAATTCCTGTCGCAATCGCTTCGACGCAGCTTGGCACAAGTGCCACGACGCTTTATACGGCACCAACAGCAACGACTTCGACGATTGCCAACATGTCGTTTTCGAACACATCGGGCAGCGCGGTAGCGATCACGGTCTATAACGTGCCCAGTGGCGGCTCGGCCGGAACGGCCAATATCGTGGTCCCTTCTTTCACGCTTTCGGTGGGGCAGTCCTATGTCCCGCCTCAACTGATCGGCCTGAATTTGGCCCCCGGAGCAACCCTGCAAGCCTTGGCGGGGACGGCATCCGTTGTCAATGCACAAGGCGGTGTTTACGAAACCTCGGGGTCTTAGGAGCCTAATTCATGAGCAAATATCTTGGTGTTGCCACGACGAACGATGTTGGCCCGAACCCGTCGACGGAAACGATGCAGCCAGGCCAAGCGGCGACGGCTGGTTTCCGGACGGGCGGCAATCTGAGCGTCCAGACCAGCGCAACGGGTCAGGGCAACGGCGCTGATACGACCGATGATGTGCTCTTCACCTATGCGCTTCCGGCGAATTCTCTGGATGCGGCAGGCCGTCAAGTGACGATCACAGCGGCTGGCAAATTTGCCGGGAACGGCAATAACAAGCGCATCAAGATCTGGTGGGGTACGACGACGCAGACGGTTGGCTCCGCAGTGGCAGGCGGCACGCTGATCGCGGATTCTGGCGTCGTGACGACGAACGGCGGCGGCTGGTCGGCGAGTGTGCAGGTCACGAAGTATGGTGCTCAGCTTTCGAATACTCAACTGTCGTCCAATGCCGCTATCGTGGCCGGCGCGACGCATACCGGTACGCTCGCACCGACTGCGCTGACAGCATCGGAAAGCGGCGTCATCAACATTACGATCACGGGCGCGAGTTCGACGACGGGCGCGGCTAACGACGTGGTGGGTCAACTGTTCGATATCGCATTTAACAACTGATGAAGATTGCCGTCGAACCCTTCACGCGCGAACTTGCGGACGAGATTGTCCCGCTCGGCCAGCAAAGCTGGGATGAGTGCTCGGAGATCAAGAAAGATACCTGCGCCTACCACGGTCAGCGCGGGCTTCGGATTGATCCCGACATCGATCAGTTTCTTTATCTGGCCTCGCACGGTTCCTTGATTGCGATGACGTTGCGTGATGGGGACGATGTTTTGCGTGGGTATGCACTGGCTATCCTCTACAGGAGTCTGCACCTGAAAACCGAGTTGTGCGGAAACGTCGATACGTTCTACGTGCAGCCGGATTTTCGGTCATCCATGCCGCGCTTCATGTCGCGGATTGAAGACACGCTCCGCGATCGAGGCGTGAGCATCATTGCATGGCCGGTCACGATGACCGGGAAGTTGTACGAGATTCTTCAACGACGCGGCTATATAGCCGATGACGTGGTGATGGAACTTAAACTCAAAGACCTTCCGAGAGGTTAGATATGTGCGTAGCTGCTGCAATTGGTGGTGCGGCTGTAGCGGGCTTGGCGGGTTCGGCCATGCAGGCGTCTGCCGCTGGTGATGCGGCCGATACGCAAGCCCAAGCTGCAAACAATGCCTCGCAGATGCAATGGAATCAATTCCAGCAGATGCAGCGGAACTTGCAGCCTTACATGCAACTGGGGACGAACAATATCCCCGGCATGCAGGCGCAGCTAGGCAAGCTCGGTGGGATGCAGTTCAGCTTCAACCCGACGATGCAGCAGCTTGAACAGACGCCGGGTTACCAGTTCACCCTGAATCAAGGACTGAACACGCTGAATAACCAGATGGCGGCCAAGGGGCTGAATCTTTCCGGTGCGCAGGCGCGCGGCATCGCCGACTACACGACCGGTCTCGCGAGCAATACGTTCCAGCAGCAATACCAGAACGCACTGCAAAACTTCCTGACGAACTATAACGTCGGCACGGACCAGTACAACCGGCTGGCGGGGCTTGTGGGCGTCGGCGAGAATGCCGCGGCGGGCGTGGGCAATGCGGGGCTCCAGACGGCTTCGAACGCTGGGAATCTACTGACGCAGGGTGCCAATGCGCAGGCAGCAGGCATGATCGGAGGTGCTAACGCGATCAGCAATGGACTTGGCGGGTTGGCAGGAAACGGGCTGCTCTATTCGCTGATGAACAACGGCGGCGGAGGGGGGAATATTTATTCCGGTGGTGGCGGGACTGGTGCGCTGTATGGACTCGGCGCCGGTATGCCTGCCGTTTCGTCGGCCGGATCGAATGCCTACGGCTTCACGATGCCTTAAGGACTGGACATGCCCCTCGATCCATCAATACCGCTGCAAATCCAGCCGCAGCAGAACCCGTTCCAATCGATCCAAGCACCTATCCAGACGGCGCAGGGGCTGCTCGCGCTCAAGCAAAACCAAATGCGGCTTGGGGCTAACCAAGCAATCTCACAG